GGTCAACGAGCTGGAGACCATCACGTTCAACGAGGCGCTGAGCAGCTATCTGGACGATGGTGGGTCGGTGGGCTGGGTGATGCAGCGCGCGGTGCATGGCGAGATCATCCTGCTCGGTTCGACGAGCATCCCATACTACAGGGAGAGCCCAGCGGGGACGATTGCGCGGCCGAATCTGCTGGGCTATCCGGTGTTCTACAGCGCGAAGTCGGGGGCGACCGCGGCCAGCACCAAGTCGGTGTACTTTGGGAACTGGAACTATGTCGGATACCGCGAGGGACCCGGCATCACGGTGCTGCGGGATCCGTACACGCGATCGTCCTACGGGGAGATCATCCTGAACTACATGTTCCGCTGCGACTATAACGTGCTGCAGGCGGAGGCGATCGGGTACGGCGTGCACCCGAGCGCGTAACGGTGGCCAATCGCGGGGGCCGGTCTACGAATACTGGACCAGGTCCTCTCCGGTCCCCGCGTTGGTAGGATGGTGCGGATGGATGTGATGGTGTTTTGTCCGGTGCTGCGGCTGGAGCCGGAGACGGTGCGGGCGATGTGCGCGCTGGAGTGGGACGGGCCGTTGACGGTGGTGTGGCAGCGGGACAATCCGGAAGTTGCCGAGCTGGGGCTCGGCGGTCCCGGCCGGAAGGCGGGGTACCGGAACCATTTGCACCAGTATCAGAGGGGACGTGAGGTGTTTCTGAAGGGGGGGTATGATGCCATGCTGGTGATCGAGAGTGACATCATACCTCCCGCGGATACACTGAAGCGGCTGGCGGCGCTGCCGGCAGATGTGGCGTACGGGGTGTACTGTTTCCGGGGAATGAAGCCGGACCGGCCGGTGGTGAATGTGCTGGAGCGGTACTATGGCTGGCCGTACCAGGCGAAGAATGTGGGGGATCCGCTGACGGTGCGGGGGCTGTACGCGGAGGCGTGCCGGCAGAGGATTATCGACTGCTCGGGGAGCGGGCTGGGCTGCGTGCTGATCCATCGGAAGGTGGTGGAGGAGGTGCCGTTTGAGGCGGAGGCCGGATTTTTCGATACGGCGTGGACGCAGGCGGTGTATCGTGGGGGCTATCGGATGATGGCCGATATGGCGGTGCGATGCGGGCACGTGGAGCCGAGCGGGGTGGTGCTGTGGCCACCTTTCTGACGATCTATACGCCGACGTACAAGCGGCCGACGTTCCTGGCGCTGTGCGTGGAGAGCGTGGAGGAGCAGACGATCCGGGCGGAGATCCAGCACATCGTGGTGGAGGACCTGGTCGGGGTCGGGATCGAGGGGATGTTTGCGGAGATCCCGGCGCACCTGGCGGAGTTTGAGGGGGAGTATGTGTACGTCCTGCAGGACGATGACCGGCTCGCGGCGCCGGACGTGGTGCAGGTGGTGAAGCAGTTTGTGCGCCAGAGGCAGTATCCGGAAGTGGTGATGGTCAAGAGTCGGAAGGGGGGCGGGCGGCTGCCGACGTATTGGGGCGAGCGGCCGGTGGAATGTCACGTGGACCTGGGAAACTATGTCGTGCGGTGTGACGTGTTCCGGGATCACGTGTCGGAGTTCGGCAGCCGGTACAACGGGGACTTTGATTTTATCGACGGTCTATGGACGGCCGGGCACCGGTTCGAGTGGTGCGACGTGATGTTTGCGCGGGCGATGGCGAGGGGGCTGGGCCGGCCGGAGAGCGACCTGGAGATGGAAGTGCTGGCGGCGCGGGAGCGGGCGGTAGGGCGGAGGATGCGCTGATTTTTGATTTTGGATTGCCGATTTTGGAGTAGGAGGCGAAGATGGCGAGTTTTAACAAATTTCAGGCGTTTGTGGAAAATGTAGCAGAGAAGGTGCACAACCTGGGCAGCGACCAGCTCGTAGTTGCGATGACGGCGGCGGCGAATGCGCCGGTGGCGACGAACTCGGTGCTGGCGGACCTGACGCAGATCAGCTATACGAACTGCTCGACGCGGAACATCACAACGAGCTCGTCGAGCCAGACGAGCGGGACGTACAAGCTGGTGCTGACGGACCTGGTTCTGACGGCGTCGGGTGGAACGGTGGGGCCACTGCGGTACGTGGTGATCTATAACGACACGCCGACATCGCCGGCGGATCCGCTGATCGCCTGGTATGATTACGGGAGCGAGATCACGCTGGCGAGCGGGGAGACGCTGACGATCGACTTTGACGGGACGAACGGGTTCTTGCAGCTCGCGTAAGGCAATGACGGAAGGGTGAGATGGCGTTTTCGCTGACGGGGCATCGAGGGGCTGCGAATACAAAGACGACGGGCACGACGCTGGCGATGACGGTGTCGGGCGCGAATATCGCGGCCGGGGCGCTGGTGATTGTCCGGGCGGTGACGGACAATCAAGGCCTTGTTAACGGCGCGACGACGGCCCACAGCATCACGGACAGCCAGTCGAACACGTACACGCGGATCGCCGAGTACACCCGGACGAGTGGCGGTGCTGCGGACGGGGTGACGGCGTCAATCCATTACTCGGTGCTGACGACGGGGTTGACGTCGGGAACGGATACGATCACGCTGACGTCGCAGAACGTGCCGTCCAGGGCGCTCGGGGCGGACGAGTTTTCGGCGGGGACGCTGGGGACGCCGGCGGGCAGCGGGGCGACGGGGAACGGCACGACGCCGGCGGCGAGCCTGTCGGGGATGACGAGCCGGACGTGGCTGTACATTGGCCTGGCCGGGCGCGAGTATACGACGGCCGACGGGTTCACGCAGGATACCGATTACAGCGACCTGACACAGATCGGGACGAGCGGCGGCGGTCCGGTGTCGAACGTGAGCGGGCCGGCGGGGTACCGGATCTATGCCTCGTCGACGGGGGACACGTACGATCCGTCGTATACGACGGCGGCGGATTGGGCGTGCGTGATCGCGGCGCTATACGAGTCGAGCGGGGCGTACACGCTGACGGCGGCGCAGGGGTCGGTGGCGCTGAGCGGGCAGGCGGCAGGGCTGCCGGCGGCGCGGAAGCTGAGCGCGGAGTACGGGTCGTTTGGGGAGACGGGAGAGGCGGCGAGCCCGCTGGCGGGCCGGCTGCTGACGGCCGATTATGGGGCGTTGGCGGAGACGGGGCAGGCGGCGGGGCTGCTGGCGGACCGGCTGTTGACGGCAGAGTACGGGGCGTATACGCTGACGGGCCAGGCGGTCGGACTGATCTACAGTGGCACGGCGAAGGTGCTGACGGCAGAGTACGGGGCCTTTACGCTGACGGGGCAGGCGGCGGGGTTGCTGGTGGCGCGGAAGTTCAGTGCGGAGTATGGGGCATTCGCGCTAACGGGGCAGACGGCCGGGCTGATCTACAGTGGCTCGGCGAAGGTGCTGACGGCAGAGTATGGGGCATTCGCGCTAACGGGGCAGACGGCCGGGCTGGTGGTGGCACGGAAGCTGAGTGCGGCGTACGAGACATATACGCTGAGCGGGCAGGCGGCCGGGCTGCTGTTTGGGCGGAAGCTGTCAGCGGCGTATGAGACGTATGCGCTGACGGGGCAGGCGACGGGGTTGCTGGTCGGGCGGAAGCTAGTCGCCGTGTACGGGCCGTTCGTACTGAGCGGCCAGGCGACCGGGCTGGTGGCGGCGCGGTTGCTGACGGCCAGTTACGGGTCGTACACGCTGACAGGGATCGCGGCAACGCTGCTCTATAGCGGGGAGCTGCCAGAGTGGCTGTGGATGTTTATGGCACTGGTGGGACGTGTGCCGGGGGCGGCGATGGCCGGGCGGGCGCCGGGCGAGGCATTCACCGGGCGGGCGCCGGGCGAGGCATTCACGGTGGTGGAGTAGAAGCAGGACTCACACAAAGACACAAAGGCACGAAGATATAAAGGTCTGGAGATGACGACTCGATTAACGGTTGTGCCGACGGAGAGCTCGACGTACGTGGTTCAGGTGGTGTTCACGAATGAGGATGGAACGGCGGTGGTGCCGAGCGCGATTACGTGGTCGCTGACGGACAAGTTGGGGGCGGCGGTGAACAGCCGGACGGACGTGGCGGTGGGCTCGCCGGCGAGCACGATCAATATTGTGCTGAGCGGGCTCGACCTGGCGCTGAGCGGATACGCGGGGCCGGAACGAATCTTGACGGTGGAGGCGACGTATACGAGCGCGCTGGGGGCCGGGCTGCCGCTGAAGGGAGCGGCGTGGTTCGTGGTGGAGCCGTTGGTGGCGGTGTAAAGAGGATCACACAAAGACGCAAAGGGGTAAAGATGGCGCTGAAGATTGCGGTGGTGCCAGCGGACGAGCCGGTGACGGTGGCTGAGGCGAAGGAACATTGCCGGGTGGATGTGACGACGGACGATGCGACGATCCAGGGGTTTATTGAGACGGCGCGGGAGGTCGTCGAGGTGGCAATGCGGCAGGCGCTGGTGACGCAGACGTGGGACTTGTACTTGGATTCGTTCCCGGGAACGGATTATTTGGAGTTGCCGTTGCCGCCTCTCCAGTCGGTGACGTACGTGAAGTATACCACCAAGGCAGGGGTGCTGACGACGTTCGACTCGGCGAGCTATATGGTGGATACATACAGCCAGCCAGGGCGGATCCGGCTCAAGGATACGTACTCGTGGCCGTCGGATGAGCTGCAGATCGTGAATGGGGTGAATGTGCGGTTCGTGTGCGGGTACGGGGAAGGGGTAGATGTGCCGAGAAAGTTGAGGTTGGCAATACTCCTTCTGGTGGGACACTGGTACGAAAATAGGGAGGCGGTGGCGACGTCGGGAGCGGTGCCAAAGGCGATCCCGCTGGCGGTTGAATCGCTGCTGTGGGCCTCGGATCGGAATCTGAGGTTTTGAGATGGACGCGGGGAAGCTGAGACATCGGGTGACAATCCAGGAGAAGCCGACGGTGACGCGGGACAGCTTCGGCGGGGAGGTGCCGGGCTGGGGCACGGTGGCGACGGTATGGGCGGCGGTGGAGCCGCTGGCCGGCCGGGAGTTCCTGGAGGGGCGGAGCCTGGAGGCGACGGTGGACACGCGGATCCGGATCCGGTACCGGAGCGGGCTGGTGCCGAGTATGCGGGTGGTGTGGGGAAGCCATACGTATGACGTCCAGGCGGTGCTGGAGATAAAGTCGGCGCACCGGGAGATCCATTTGATGTGCATGGAGGTTGTGGAGTGAGATTGCTTCGCTGCGCTCGCAATGACAGGGGATGAGAGATGGCGACGACGACGGTGCGGATTGAGGGGGCGGAGGAGCTGCAGGCGGCGTTTTACCGGCTGAAGGCGGCGGCGCGGGGCTCGGCGTTGGAGAAGGCGGCGATGGCCGGGGCAGAGGTGATCGCGGCCGCGGCGAAGAGCCGGGCGCCGGGGCCGCACGTGGAGAGCGAGGTGCTGAAGGCGTCGGAGGAGGCGATCGAGGTCGGGATCGGGCCGGACAAGGCGCACTGGTATTATGCGTTCTTTGAGACGGGGGTGAGCCGGCACAAGATCACGCCGACGAAGAAGAAGGGGCTGGCGTTTGCCGGGCGGGAAGGGGCGATCGTGCGGCAGGTGGTGCAGCACGTTGGGATGGCGGCGCGGCCGTTCCTGCGGCCGGCGCTGGAGGGAAGCGCGGACGAGGCGACGGCGGCGGTGGGCGCGGAGCTGCGGAAGAGGATTGACGGGGCGGCGAGGGGCTGATGGCGACGATTGAGGAGGCGTTGTATGCGGAGCTGGCGGGGAATGCGGGGGTGGCGGCGTTGGTGAGCACGCGGATCTATCCGAGCGTGATCCCGCAAGATTCGGCTCTGCCGGCGATTGCCTATCAGCGGATCGGTGGGCTGCGGCTGCTGGATCACGGGAATGACATGTACGCGGCGCTGGCAACGTTCCAGGTGACAGCGGTCGCGGATGATTACGCGGAGGTCAAGGGGGTGATAAGGGCGATCGTGGCCATGTTCCCGTTTGTCGGCTCGCTGGGCAGCCTGGTGACGGTATTCTTGGGGACGGTGGATAACGAGGTGGACGACTGGAATCCGACGATCGAGATGCCGGCGACGCGGCTGGATCTGAGGTTCCTGTATGCGGAACAAGTTGGAGACTGAAAGAGAGAGGTGAAAAGATGGCGTTTCAAGGTGGGCATGGGGTAGTGCTCAAGATCACGTCGGGGTCGTTGATCGTGGTGACGAACCTGATGGACGTGAGTTTCCCGGAACAGGCCAAGTTTCTGGCAGAGGCAACGTTCCACGACAGCGCGTCGGC